ATTGAGAGACAATCCGTATCTTATGCAGGATGGGCAGTACGAGGCTAACCTTTTAGCTCTGCCTGAGATGCAGCGGCGTCAGTTGCTAGAGGGTGATTGGGCAGTAGCAGATGGTGCAGCCTTCCCAGAGTTCAAACAGTCCAAGCATGTATGCGAACCCTTCGATATACCGGATGATTGGCGCAGGTTTAGGTCATGTGACTACGGTTATAGTTCTTATTCTGCGGTACATTGGTTTGCCATCGATCCTAGCTACGAGACTTTGTACGTTTACCGGGAATTGTATGTGTCTAAGCATACCGGCAAAGACCTTGGCCGTGCGGTTATGGAAGCAGAGCGTGGTGAAAGCATACACTACGGTGTTCTGGATAGCTCTTGCTGGCACAACCGGGGTCAAATCGGCCCTAGTATAGCCGAAGAGATGGTCTCAATGGGTTGCCGCTGGCGTCCGAGTGATCGTTCTGCAGGCGCAAGGGTCTCCGGTAAGAACAGGTTCCACGAAGTTCTCAAGATTAACGAGGAAACGGATACCCCCGGCATCGTTTTCTTCAACACCTGCCGCCAGATTATAGCGGATCTCCCTGTAATACCTTCTGACCCCAAAGGTTCCGATGACATCGACCCCAGATATGCAACAGACCATGCATACGACAGCGTCCGGTACGGCATTATGAGTAGGCCTAGAGCCTTTTCACCCTTTGATATGGGACGGGGCGTCCCAATACAGCGGTACACACCCTCAGATTCAAGATTTGGATACTAAAACATGGCTTTAATGGATAAACCGACCGGATCTCTGACAGAAGATCAAACAGAAGCGGAGCAAGTTGTAGCTCTTGTAGAGGATGGTGACGTAGCACAAGAGAATTTAGACTTCTCCGGGGCCGCATCGTTTATACAAGGGCAGTTTCGCAAGTCAAAAGACCACCGTTTGTCCGATGAAGAGCGTTGGTTAATGGCGTACCGCAATTATCGGGGTATTTACGGCCCTGATGTGCAGTTTACTGACACAGAAAAGTCCCAAGCCTTTGTTAAGATCACTAAAACCAAGGTTTTGGCAGCATATGCGCAGATTGTAGACGTATTATTCGCCGGTTCTAAGTTCCCGGTGGGTATTGAAAGCCGCAAATACCCTAATAATGTTGCTGGTGAGGTAAATTACGACCCAAATGCCATTACTTCTGAAAAAGTAGAGGAAATGGCCGGGGTACAGTACACTCCGAAGCGTCCTATAGCCCGTCCTGACATTGAGAAGGATTTGGGGCCATATAAGGACAAATTAGAGCCTATTGCAGATGAATTGGAGATGGGTTCCGGGGATTCCCCTTCTGCTGTCTACTTTGAGCCTGCAAAACTCGCTGCCCAGACCATGGAACGTAAGATGCATGACCAGTTGGATGAAACCAGCGCCTCTAAGCACCTTCGTTCTGTAGCATTTGAAACATGCCTGTTCGGCACCGGTATTCTCAAGGGTCCATTTGCCTTCGACAAGGAATACCCACGTTGGGATGAAGAGGGTAACTATGATCCTTTGTATGAAACTATTCCCAAAGTGGAGTATGTGTCTATCTGGGATCTATACCCCGACCCAGACGCCCGAAACATGGCTGAAGCGGAGTATACTATACAACGGCATCGTCTGAACCGTACCCAGCTTCGTGCGCTTAAACGCCGCCCACACTTCCGCACTGAGAGCATCGAACTCGCTATTGAGCAAGGCCCACAGTATCAGCGTGAGTATTGGGAAGATGCATTAGACGAAAGCAATAACTCTGAAAGCCCAGACCGCTATGAGGTGCTTGAGTATTGGGGTGTGCTTGATGCAGAGCTTGCAGAACAGGCTGACATCGATCTGCCCGAAGAAATGGAAGATCGTGACGAAGTTCAGGTAAATGTTTGGGTCTGTAACGGACAAATCCTTCGCCTAGTGATTAACCCGTTTACACCTACTCGCATCCCATACTCTGCAGTGCCTTATGAGCTTAACCCATACGGCTTCTTCGGTATCGGCGTTGCTGAGAATATGGAAGACACGCAGCTTCTGATGAATGGCTTCATGCGGATGGCTGTAGATAACGGTGCGCTGTCCGGTAACCTCTTGATTGAGATTGATGAGACTAACCTTGTACCCGGACAGGATCTTTCTGTGTACCCCGGCAAAGTGTTTCGGAGACAGGGAGGCCAAGTTGGTGCTGCCATACACGGAACCAAGTTCCCCAACGTGTCTAACGAGCTTCTAATGATGTTCGATAAGGCCCGTCAGTTGTCTGACGAAGCTACAGGTATCCCTTCCTACAGCCACGGCGTAGGCGGTGTGATGGGTGTAGGCCGTACAGCCTCTGGTATGTCCATGCTTATGGGTGCAGCCGCACAGAACATCAAAGCGGTGGTACGCAACCTAGATGATTATCTGTTGGCTCCTCTGGGCAAAGCACTCTTCGCTTTCAACATGCAGTTTTCCTTCGATCAGATGTACACCAAAGGTGATCTTTCGGTTACAGCCCGTGGCACTGAGAGCCTGATGCGTAACGAGATCCGCAGCCAGCGTCTGCTACAGTTCATGCAGATGACCGCTAACCAACAGATGGCACCGTTTGTTAAGTATGACTTCATCCTGCGTGAACTCGCAGCGTCCATGGATCTAGATGAAGATAAGATTATGAACGATCCACGGGAAGCGATGATCCAAGCCAAGATGATGGCTGAGATCCAAGCTATGATGCCCCAGCCTGATCCAGCACAAGCTGCACCGGCACCGGGTGGCGCACCTTCCCCACAAGATCCTACAGGCAACGGCAATGGTAACATTGCACCGGGTAGCGCACCTGAACCCGGCGCTCCCGGCTTCACAGGCGCAGGTGGTGGAGACAACGGCGGGAACGTACCGCCACCACCACAGGGACAGGTCCAGTAATGTGGATACTCATATTCTTTCAAATACTGAACAACAACGTAACGCATTATCAGCTAGGCCAATACCCAACTCAAAAAGAGTGTGAACAAGAGCTTTCTAAAGCCACCGTTCTAGTAACAACAAGTAACATTGCGATTTACTGTTTTGAGGTAAAAAATGGATAAAGTAAAATTACCTGCGGCTTTAATTCTAGCTATGGCTATTCAGTTTGGTGGTGCAATCTGGTGGGTATCTCAACAAGCCTATATTATTGAAAGCTTGCAGGAAGAAGTTTCTGAATTACACGAATTAACCCAAGTCATCGGCTTAGACGTAGACCAACTTATCCTGTTCGCAACATTTACAGAAAATCGTTGGGCGGAAGCTTACGCTGAGGACATGACTTATATACGCCAATTTGGCACAAAAGCTGTCCCTCAAAATACAGGTAGATAATGGATAAGAGCTTTTACCGCCTATTGCTTCCTTTGGTGAATAACAAAGAGCAAATGGATCTACTGCACGATTACGCTGCAGCTAGAATTGAAGGTCTTCGTGATCTTCTGGAAAAACAAAAAGACCCCCAGAGAATTTTAGAAGTCCAAGGGGCAATCACAGAGCTTCGTAGATTTAAAACGCTTCGTGATGAAGTGATTAAGGGTGCAGACTAATGGACAACAATCTTACAACAAGCCCTCGCCCTAAGTCTCGCCCAAAGACAGTATTACCCTACGAGGATGCAGATAAGATTGAGCGTCTGGTATGGGCAGAAGCCCGTGGGGAGGGCATAGAAGGCCGAAACGCTGTTCGTGGGGTGATCTTCAACCGATTAGCCTCTTCACGCTTCCCAGACACCGTAGATGAGCTTCTGACCGCAGATGAGTTTGAACCCATCCGTAAGTATGGTGACGTTTATAGCATCCCCGTACCAGAAGAGGATCTGCAACAGGGTCACGCTGAGTTTGCTGATTACTATCAGATGGGTGAGGACGCTGTAGACGGGCGTACATTCTTTCAGAACACAGCTACAACTAAGGCCCGTGGTACAAACTTTTCTGGCCCAGACCCAATAACCATCGGGAAGCATACTTTTACCCGTGGCTATGAAGGCCAAGAGCCGGTGTACGACACAGATTTCTCACACAATATTACGATTACTTATCCTGAGTACGCAGAAGCTGGGGGCATGGCCCTTGGCGGTCTAGCAGTAGCTCGTAAAGGCATTATGACCCCGGAAGGTGAAGACATGGCAAACAATAAATTTCAGTTAGACGAAAACAAAGCAGACATTAACAATGACGGGTCTCTGTCTTCATACGAGAAGACCCGTGCAGATGCAGTACAGAAGGCCACCTCTGAAGAGGAAGAGCTTGATATGTACCACGGCGGCATGATGGGTCCAGTAGATCCCGTGTCCGGTAACCCTATCCCCGTGGG